ATACAACTAACGCATCTACTGGTAACAGTTTCTCTTCCTCTGGTGCTCTGCGAGTTTCTGGTGGTGTATCTATCGCTAGGGATCTGGCAGTCGGAGAAGACTTTAAGGTCTATGGTGACTTTGAAGTAGATGGTAACGTCGTCCAGAAAGGTAACCAGGAATTCCGTGGTCGTGTTGAGTTCTCCAAGAATGAGAATCCGACCAATCTGGCAGATGATGCTCCGATCATGATCACCAATGGCGGTATGACCGTCACCGAAGATGTCTACATTGGTCAGAACCTCTTCCTTGGTGCTAACAACGCTACTACCATCACACTGGATGGTACAACAGGTAATGCTTCTGTCGGTGGCACACTCGGAGTCACTGGCGTAACCACACTGGGAGTTCTTAATACTTCCACCATCAATACCACTGGTGCTACAAACGTTGGTGGTACATTTAGTGTTGGTCAAAGTAGATTTAGTGTTATTGCTGCTTCTGGTAATACCACCATTCAAGGTACTTTGAATGTCGATGGCAGTACAGTTATTGATGACGTGTTTAACGTCACTGGTGCAGTTGACCTCGACAGCACACTCAACGTTGATGGCGCTACCACACTGAATGCTGCTCTGACTCAGAACAGCACATCACTCTTCAAGGATAATGTTATCCTGCGTGGTGCTTCTAAGACTCTGATCCTGCAAAATGGTTCTGCCACTGACAAGATCACCCTGCACTCCACCACTGGTAATGCAGATATCACTGGCACTGCGACTCTTGGAACTCTTGCAGTCACCAACAACTCCACCATTGGTGGAACTCTGGGTGTCACTGGACAGATCACTGGTAACGTAACTGGCGACCTGACTGGTACTGCTGACAAGTCTGATCTTGCTGATGTCACAGACACCACAACTTCTAACCTTACTTACTATCCTACATTCGTTTCTACGAACAATGGATACACTGAGATTCGTACTGACTCTACCAACCTTACCTACAACCCCTTCGAGAACAGACTGACGGTTGCTAACTTCAAGTCTACTACTGACTTTGAAGTTGCTGGTAACTTGACCATCACTGGTGCTATCACCTACGGTCAGGCACAGGTTGGTTCTATCGCGAACCACGACACTGATGCTCTGGCAGAAGGCGTCACCAACCTCTACTTCACTGATGAGAGAGTTGATGATCGTGTTGCTGCACTGATTGATGGCGGCACAGGTATTTCGGCAACGTACAATGATGCTGGCAACCTGCTGTCTCTGGCAGTTGACTTCGGTGAGATCAATACCGATAACCTGACTGAGGGATCTACCAACAGATTCTTCACCCAGGCAAGAACAAGAAGTGCATTCACCTATGGCACTGGTATTGAGCATGATGGATCTGGTGGTCTGCAAGTTACTCAGTCGGACATCAATACCGACAACGTAACTGAGGGTTCTACCAACCTGTTCACTACTGCCGCTAGAACTCGCGGTCACCTGAGTGCTGGTGGTGATCTGAACTACAATGCTTCCACTGGTGTATTCAGCATTGGTCAGTCTGACCTGAATGTTGATGACCTGATCACCTTGACAGGTCGTTCTAACGGTGCTACTCACCTGGCAGCATTCGGTGGCAGCACCATCTCTGACAACAACACCATCAAGGGTGCTCTGGGTGAGTTGGAGACTGCTGTTGAGGCAAGAGCACTTATCACGTCTCTCGCTAACGTTGCTACCACTGGATCTTACAATGATCTGTCGAATCTGCCCACACTGGGCACTGCTGCTGCAACTGCTTCGACTGACTATGCAACTGCTTCACAAGGTGCATTGGCAGACTCTGCCACTCAACCTGGTGACCTTGCAACTGTTGCTACCAGTGGTTCTTACAATGACCTCCTCAATCTGCCGTCACTCTTCTCTGGTGCCTATGCAGATCTGACTGGTAAACCTACCCTTGGTACTGCCGCTGCTACTGACAGCACTGCATATGCAACTGCTGCACAGGGTGCTCTTGCCGACACTGCTATTCAACCTGCTGACCTTGCAACTGTCGCAACCACAGGTGCTTATGGAGACCTGACGGGCACACCCACTCTTGGCACTGCCGCTGCAACAGCATCCACTGATTATGCAACTGCTGCACAAGGTGCAAAAGCAGACACCGCTTTGCAATCTGAGACTATTGATCTCACTACCCTGAAAGCAACTGTCGCAGCATCGACAGACTTTGCTGACTTCCAGTCCCGTATCGCCGCTCTCTGATAAATGGCAATTCCAACTTCCAAGGCAGAACTAAAAGAATACTGCCTCCGTAGACTGGGTAAACCAGTCTTGGAGGTCAACGTATCCGATGATCAGTGCGATGATGCCATCGACTACGCTATCCAAAAGTTCCAGACATATCACTACGAAGGTGCTGAGCGTGTTTACTTGAAGCACCTCTTCACTGCTGCTGATATTCAAGCAGGTAAGACTAACGTCAGTAGTCTAGGTAAGGATGGAACGACACAGTGGTTGGAGCAAAGTACGTTCCTGTCTGTGCCTGATCATGTCACTGCCGTGGAAGGAATCTTTACGTTTACCGACAAGGGTACTCGTAACATGTTTGACATTCGCTATCAGATGCGACTGAATGATCTGTATGACTTCACGTCTACACAGTTCTATCACTACTACATGATCCAACAACACCTGGAAAGTATCGACTTCATCCTGGAAGGTATGAAACCGATTAGATACCAGCAGGTGCAGAACAAAGTTTATCTGGACTTCGACTGGTCTGAGGATGCTCTGGAAGATCAGTACATCATTATTAAATGTTATCGTGCTCTCGATCCTACCACATGGACAGAGATCTATAACCAGATGTGGTTGAAGGACTACGCCACTGCCAAGATTAAGAAGCAGTGGGGTCAGAACCTGACCAAGTTCCAGAATGTCCAAATGCCAGGTGGTGTCACTCTCAATGGAGAGATGATCTATAACGATGCTGTTGAAGAGTTGAAGATCCTCGACGAACAACTGCGTACCACTTGGGAAACCCCACCCCTAGACATGATCGGATGATATGGCACTTAACAGTTTCTTCACCCAGGGTACAACGGGCGAGCAAGGTCTCGTGCAGGATCTCGTCGATGAGCAAATTAAGATGTTCGGCAAGAACGTCTATTACATACCAAGAACGCTCGTCAAAGAAGATAGCGTTTTCGGAGAGGACACACTATCACAGTACAATGGTGCCTTTGAAGTGGAAGTCTATCTTGAAGATGCTGGTGGTTTTAGGGGCGATGGCGACATTTTCTCAAAGTTTGGTGTCAGAATTCAAGACCAGGTTACCTTCATTCTATCCAAGCGACGCTTCACAGCAGCAGTAGATGACAATGCTCAACTGATTGTAGAAGGTCGTCCTAACGAAGGAGATCTGATCCACTTCCCTATGGTGGGTAAGACTTTCCAGATCCAGTATGTAGAGCACGAACAACCTTTCTTCCAGTTAGGAAAGATCTACACCTGGGGTCTGCGCTGTGAACTGTTCGAGTACAGCGACGAAGACATTGATACTGGCGTGGCAGAAGTGGATGCTATTGAAACTAACTTTGCCAACGCTGTGGGTGTGGTCATGGCAGAAGGTGGTAGTGGAACATTTACAGTTGGTGAAACCGTTACTGGTGGAACCACGAATACAACTGCCGAAGTTAAGTCCTGGGATCCCACCACCAGGACTCTTATCGTTATCAACCGTAGTGGTAGATTCTCCTCTGGTGAGACTATGACAGGAGACACAAGTTCTGCTGTCTGGTCAACGTTTACTTATAATACTATAAATAATTTGAACTCTGAATACGATCAAAACTATGCCATCGAATATGATGCAGATGACATCATAGACTTTACACAGTCAAATCCATTCGGTGAGTATGGCAATAAAGGGAGCACTATCTAATGTTAGGAACATACTCATATCACGGTATTATTAAGAAGACCGTGGTGGGCTTCGGCACACTATTCAACAATATAGAGATCCGTCGCACCTCTGGTAGCAAGACGGAAGTGATGAAGGTGCCTCTGGCATATGGTCCTAAGGACAAGTTCTTGGCACGTCTGCGTCAAGTTGGTGATCTCACTAGCAAGGATCAGGTACAGATCACACTGCCTAGATTAGCATTTGAGATCCAAGCGATCACCTATGATCCTACTCGTAAGGTATCGCCCACGCAGTATATCAGAAATACGAAAGCAGATGGTTCCCTGATGAAGGGATTCATGCCGATCCCTTACAACATTAATTTTGAACTCGCTATTCTGAGTAAGAACCAAGATGACGCTCTGCAAATCATTGAGCAGATTCTACCATTCTTCCAACCAAGTTTCAACATCACTATGAACCTGGTGCCTGACCTGGGTGAGAAGAGAGACTATCCCGTAACGCTTACTGACATTCAGTATGACGATCAGTATGAAGGAGACTATGACACACGTCGTACCCTGATCTATACATTGCAGTTTACGGCAAAGACATTCCTGTATGGTCCTGTTCAGGACAAGAGCGGCGAAGAGATCAAGAAGGTCATCGTGGACTACGCTACCGATGCAGTCAAGACTGCACCAAGAGAGGTACGTTACCAGGTTACCCCAACATCTCTTACCGACAGGAACTCCGATGCAACGACAACACTGTCAGCAGCAGTGGACGACAACGATGGCATCATCAACGTAGCAGATGCATCTGCATTCGCTGTTAATACTAACATTCAGATTAATAGTGAAGTCATGCGTATCTCGAAGATCGATGGCAACAAGTTGTACGTGACTCGTGCATGGAACAACACAACCGAGGTAGCACATTTGAATGGTGCTGCTATACATAAGATCAACGAGGTAGATCATACCTTTGTTGATAGTGATGATAACTTCGGTTTCAATGAACTTTTCAGTGAATTTACAGATGGACTCTCCCGAAACCCCACAACAGGAGTTGACGAATAAGTACGACGGCATCGGGGAAGCACTCGATGTATCTACTGAAATCGTCAAACCCGAAGCACCAAAAACTGAGATCGTTGATACGACTGCTACAAAGGAGCAGTTGAAGAAAGACTATGAGTACACTCGTGGGAATCTATATTCACTGATCGAGAAAGGACAGGAAGCAGTTGATGGCATCCTGGAACTAGCACAGGAGTCTGATCAACCTCGTGCATATGAGGTCGCTGGTCAGTTAATCAAGCACGTCGGTGACGTTGCTGACAAACTGGTTGATCTCCAAAAGAAAGTTGCTGACATCGAGCAGGGACCCAAGACCAAAGAGGTCAACACCACAAACAACACTATGTTTGTAGGTAGCACAGCGGATCTCGCCAAATTCCTAAAACAACAACAAGATAAATAGTAATCGTAGGAGTAACGTATCACCATGGCATCTAACGTCGTAACACCAGTGCAGTCTTTGGGTTCCTTGACTGACAACGCAGCAGACCCACAGACAACTGCTGGACATATTGTGAAGACGGGAATCTACCGTATCATCAATGCGGACTCTCATAGCAATCATTTTGCCTGGGGTGGGAATCCTAATGTCGCCACTGACATGGTTATCCACACTGCCGTCGATGGTGCTGAGTTGTTTAATCTTGCCAAACCCAAGAAGTCAAGCATCACTGGTGCTACTGCTGCATCACCTTGCGTCTTGACTGTTGGTGGCGGTGGCACTCCTGCTCACAACTTTGCGGTTGGTGATTACGTTACTATCACTGGTGCTGCTGTTGCTGCTTACAACGTGAGTCACGTTGAGGTTACTGCTGTTACTGACACGACTATCACAATCACTTCTGATCAGTCTTCGAGTGCTGCATTCACTGGATCTGCACAACTGTCCAATAGCATCAAGATTCAGGCGAAAGGTGACACCAACAATGGTCTGACCATGTATATCGACGAAGTACAAGTATCGGGTTGATGACATGCCTGCCAAATCTATCAAACAGCAACGTTTCATGGGTATGGTCCGACGTGCTCAAAAGACTGGGCAGGCAGCGTCGCCTGAGGTTGCCGAAGTTGCAGCCAGCATGAAGAAGAAAGCAGTAAAAGATTTTGCTTCCACCAAACACAAAGGTTTACCAATGAAGAAAGAAGAATTCATCAACGAGGAAGACTACGATCGCATGAAGGATCGTCGTATGGAACGTGGTGGTGTTGGTGGTAATAGACGTTATGATCGTCCTCCTGCCAGAAAGGCATCCAATGCCGAGTTGGGCATCAAACCTGGCAAGACTCAACTCCAAAAAGATATGGAGAAGAAGCATGGCAAAGGTGCCTCTGCTCTCGACATTGTGAAAGCAGAGATCCGTAAGAAGCACGGCAAAGGTGCTATCAAGGAAGCAAAGAAAGATTGCGTCAAGGCAGAGAAGAAGACCATGCACAACTGTGCTAAGAAGGTCTGCTCTGAGCAGTGGGGTGTTGGTGAGTGTATCTACGGACAGCACGCTATCCCTGATGCTGAGGGTAACGTCGCATGGTATGACGTGATGTTCGAGCATGGCATCGAGAAGTGTGTAGATGTCTCAACACTGGATGTCCTGGAAGAAGGTTCTCACGGTGAGCACGTTGAGCATCAAGGTCAGGAACTGACTGAGAAGAAGAAAGGACTCTGGGATAACATTCATGCCAAGCGTAAGCGTGGTGAGAAACCTGCCAAGAAGGGTGACAAGAATTATCCTGAGACTCTCAACGTAGAGGGTTATGCACCTGGTGACGTTGACCAGAAAGTTGGTGCTGTCACTGCTATCCCCAAGAAAGAGCAGGATGATGCTCGTGCAAGAATCCTCGCCAAGACCAAGGCAAAGCGTAAAGCAAAGTTGGCAAAAGAAGAAGTGATCGCTGAGCGTGGTGACTTCTGGCACCCTGATCCTGAGAAGGATCGTAAACTGGGTGGTCCTGGTGCTAACCAGCGTGCTCGTGAGGATCGTGCTGCTGCATCCAAACCCAAGTCTGATCCTAAGAAACTTCGTCCTGGTGAGTCCTACATGGACTACGCTAAGCGTCAGAAGGCATCTAAGATGAAGAGAGAAGGGGTTGAGGCTAAGTCTTTCAAGGAGTTCCTCGAAGAGGGTAACCGCACTGGTCGCATGATGCAGAAGTCAAAGTCTCAGGTCACTGGGCACATCTCTGCCGACCGTGGTTCTGATGAGAAGAAGAACAAGGAAGGTCGTAAGACCTTGGAGAAGGATCTCAAAAAGCATGGCATCGGTCACAAGAAAGGTGTTGGTGAGTATAAGTATGGCAGCGGCGAGACAGGTCGCGAAGTGTCCTATCAGACCTCAAAACCTGATAAGATGTCTAAGCGTCGTTTCGGTAAAGTGATGCGTCGTCTTGGTCGTAAGCATGGACAAGAGTCTGTGATTACCAAGGATAAGGAAAAGTCTGCTAAACTGCACTACACTGAGAAGGGTAGTAAGGCTAAGTCCGACTCTATCGGTAAAACCAAGGCAGGTAAGCATCCCGAAGGTTACGGTGAAACATCTGGAACCAAGGTGAGAAGCAAGAAACTGCCTAAGAAAACTAACAAGGGATCTTTCCATTATGGCTGAGCAACAGAACGACGGAACTTGGAAGTGTCAGCACTGTGGTCTGACTTCCCCCAAAGGACACTGGCGTCCTAAGACATGGATTGAAAAGCATGAAGACAACTGTCCCAAGAAACCAAGATGATTAGTTTCAAGGAATACCTAAACGAAGCAAAGAACTGCCCTGAGGGCAAGAAGTATTGCAACAAGTGTCAGATGTGTGTCGAGAAGACATGTGAAGAGAAGGCGGCACTAAAAGAAGATGCTGTCGCTAATAAGAAGCAGCAACTTCAACGTCGCCAACTGCAACTGAACCGTCAGAAACTGCAACTGCAAATGAAGGCAGTACAGAAGAAGGATCAGTCTCAGGA